CTCGCTGGCCAACCTGCCGACCGGCGAACTGCGACTGTCCCTGCTGGTGCAGAACGGCACGGGGGCGGCGCGGTCGATGACGGTGGACTGGGTCGGCGCTCACCAGCAGCGTTGATCGGGTAACCCAGTGACACGCGGGCGGTGGTCTGAGGCTGCCGCCCGCGTTTTCGTATCAGGAGACTGAGATGCCGATGAAGAAGGGTTACTCGCAGAAGTCGATCAGTGCCAACGTCTCCAAGGAGATGAAGTCCGGCAAGCCGCAGAAGCAAGCCGTCGCCATCGCGCTGAACACGGCGCGCACGGCGGCCATGAAGGCTGGCAAGCCGGGCAAGGCCCCTGCGAAGAAGGGCATGAAGTGAAGAAGCCTGGATCTCCTGGCCTATACGCTGCGATCAACGCCAAGCGCGAGCGCATCGCTGCCGGCAGCGGCGAGAAGATGCGCAAGCCTGGCGCGAAGGGCGCACCGACCGCCGCTGCGTTCCGTGAGTCGGCCAAGACCGCCAAGAAGGGCAAGAAATGATCCGCGTCGAACTGCCGACCATCCTCTACAAGCGCGGCGGCACCTGGCCTGGCCCGTTGGACAGGTACGGCAACGCGACGACGTTCTCAACGCTGGCCTGCGACACGATGGAGCAGGTTGAGGCGGCGCTGGCCGATGGCTGGCACCTGAACGTCTGGACGGCCTGCGACCAGGCTGGGCCGTGGGACGAGGAGATGGTCGAGGCCGAGGTGGTCGAGGTTGCCCCGGAACCCGAGCCTGCGCCCGCAGACAACGCCCCGCCGACCCGCGCCGAGATGATGCAGCAGGCCGAACTGCTGGGCCTGAAGGTCGATCGCCGCTGGAGCGACGAGACGCTGCTGGCGAAGATCAACGCCGCGATGGCGGCCGAGCCTGCTGCTGACGATCCAATCTGAGGACCGAATCATGATCTACGGACCATTCTTACCGCTCCCCGGCGCTGGCCAGACCATCGCCACCTCGGGCACATCTGGCACCACGACCATCGGCCGGGGCAGCAAGTGCCTGCGGCTGATGAACCTCGACACCACGAACGCGATCCATGTCCGCGTGAGCCGGGGCACGAGCACGGCTACGACCGCCGATCTGATGGTGCGGCCTGGCCAGACGATCATCATCCAGAAAGATCAAGACCTTGACACCGTGGCGCACATCGCTGCGGCCGGAACCCCGAACCTGCGCGTTGAGCCTGGCGAGGCCGGCATCTGAGGTCGGCATGAGCTACACCAAGCGCCAATTCGTGGAGGAAGCCTTTGCCGAACTCGGCATGGCGAACTACACCTTCGACCTCCAGCCGCAGCAGCTCGACACCGCGCTGCACCGGCTGGACGCGATGATGGCGACCTGGAATGCCAAGGGCATCCGGCTGGGCTACCCGTTGCCGAGCAGCCCGCAGGACAGCGACCTCGACACCGAGACGCAGGTGCCCGACAGCGCCAACGAGGCCATCGTCGCCAACCTAGCGATCCGCATCGCGCCGCAGTACGGCAAGACGGTGCAGATCGACACTCGCACGACGGCCAAGCTCGGATACGACACCCTGCTCGCTCGAGCCACGTTCCCGCTGGAGCAGCAGTTCCCCCGCACGCTGCCGCTGGGCGCAGGGCAGAAGCCGTGGCGCTACGACACGCCGTTCATGCCGGGGCCGGTCGATCCGGTGCTGGCTGGGCCTGATGGCCCCATCGAACTCTACTGAGGGCGCACCATGCCGCTGATCAATCAACTACCTGTCGTCTCGCAACTCTCGAGCGGCGACCAGATCGCGGTTTACAACACCGCCAACGGCGACGCCAGGCGGTCGAGCCTGAACACGCTGCTGCAGTTCTTCCAGCAGACGTTCGCCGCGCCGACGATGGCAACGAGCCTGTACGTCCCCACGACGGGCTTCTCGATCTCGCTGCCCACGCCCACCACGCAGGCGCTGTGGGTGCTGCTGCAGCCCGCTGGCACGCTGGCCACGGGCACGGTCACGCTGCCGCTCAACACGGGCGTGGCTGACGGCACCGAAATCCTGCTCACGAGCACACAGATCATTACCACACTCACCGTGGCCCTGAACGGCGCGACGGCGGTGTACGGCTCTCCCACGACGCTTGCGGCTGGCGGGTTCGCTCGGCTGCGCTGGTACGCCGCGACGAACTCGTGGTACCGGATCGGGTAGGCGATGCCCAAGACCCCAGCCTGGCAGCGCAAGGAGGGCAAGAGCCCCACGGGCGGCCTCAACGCCAAGGGCCGCGCCTCCGCACGCGCCGAAGGCATGAACCTCAAGGCCCCTGTCAAGTCAGGCGACAACCCCCGTCGAGCAAGTTTCCTCGCCCGCATGGGCAACATGCCGGGGCCTGAGCGCAAGGATGGCGAACCCACGCGGCTGCTGCTGTCTCTGCAAGCCTGGGGCGCGTCGAGCAAGGCAGACGCACGGGCGAAGGCCAAGGCCATCTCGGCGCGGAACAAAGGAAAGAAGTAGTCATGGCCAACGTCAAAATCTCCGCGCTCCCGACCGCTACCGCAGCGACCGGCGTCGATGTCGTTCCGCTGGTGCAGAGCGGGGTGACGAAGAAGCTGTCGATGACGGCGCTCCTGACGAGCCCGACGCTGTTCGGCTCGGGCATGAGCACGTTCCTCGCCACGCCGTCGAGCGACAACCTGCGCGCTGTGCTGACCGACGAGACGGGCACGGGCGCTGCGGTGTTTGCCACGAGCCCCACGCTGACCACGCCGACTGCCTCGGGGGCCACGCTTACCGGCAGCACGGTGGCGAGTGCGAATGCGGGCGCGGTGCCTCCCTCTGTGTTTGCGGCCGGGTCTGTGCTGGCGATACACGGGTCAAACGGTGTTGGCGCTCGCAGCATGATTGCCGCGTATGGCGCGGCTACAGCGGTCGATTTCCGTCGTGCTAACGGCACTGCGGCAGCACCGACCACGCTGCAGCTCAATGACACCATCGGTGTCGTCACCGGCAGCGGTTACAACGGCACTGCGTACACGACGGCCTCTCGGGCGTCCATCAGCCTTAACGCGGCAGAGAACTGGACCGCAGGCGCGAACGGCACGTTCATGTCGTTCACGATCACGCCGACAGGCGGGACGGCCACAACTGAGGTCGGCCGCGTCGAGGCAAACGGTCGGCTGGAGATGGGCAACGCCGTTGGCCTGAACGGCCCCGCGCTGTCAACGACCGCGCCCGCTGATCTCTACGTCCGCAGCGGCAACACCTACGTTGACAACACCACCGCCGCCAGCGGCACGGTGTCTCACGGGACCGTCAGCAGTTTCGGGCTGAAGGGCATCGCCGCCACCAACGCGACAGTCACCTACACCAACGCCAGCACAATCTACGTCCACGGCGCTCCGAATGCTGGCAGCAACGTCACGATTACAAACCCGTGGGCAACGTACATCGCTGCGGGCAAGTCGTACCTGGGCGATCAGGTTGACGGCAACCCGGCGAACGCGGACAGCGTGGGGTTCCGAGGCTTGCCGCAGAACGCTCAGAGCGCGGCGTACACGACCGTTGCAGCGGACGCCGGCAAGTCCATCGTCCACCCGATCACGGACAACAACGCCCGCACGTTCACCATCGACAGCAATGCCAACGTGCCCTACCCAGTCGGCACCGCGATCACGTTCATCAACATGATCAACACCGTGACGATTGCGATCACCACGGACACGATGTATCTCGCCGGGTCTGGGGCGACGGGCTCGCGCACGCTTGCCGCCTATGGCATGGCGACGGCGGTGAAGGTCACTTCGACCTCGTGGATCATCAGCGGGAGCAATCTGTCGTGAGTGGTGCCTCGCACGCTGCGCTGGCCGGGTTCTACGGCGACCCGTCTTATGGCAGCGTGTCGCTGTTGCTGCCTGGAAACGGGGCCAACGGCAGCACGACGATTTTGGACTACAGCCGTAGCCCTCAGATCATTACCGCCGTCGGCAACGCGCAGATCAGCACGGCGCAGTCGAAGTTCGGCGGGAGTTCGATGCTGTTCGACGAGACCGGCGACTATCTGACCGTCCCCGCAACCGCTGCCATGTCTCTCGGCACCGGAGATTTCACAATTGAGTGCTGGGTTCGTTTTGCAGTCACCCCGGTCGGCAACGGTCAGGGTATTTACCAACTCAGCGACGGTTATTTGAATTCCCAAGTTCGCGGGCCGGGTCTGGGTGCTGAAAACGGCACAGGCCAGTGGACTATCTACCACGGGACTACTTTCACACAATCCACGGGCAATATTCCCGCCATCAACACTTGGTACCACACAGCAATTGTCCGGTCCTCTGGCACGACTAAACTCTACGTGGCCGGGACTTCAATAATTTCCGTCGCAGACACTACCAATTACACAGATCAATACTTCGTTATTGGCGGGTGGTACTCAACCGGGTTTTTGTTCAACGGCTACATCGACGACCTCCGCATCACCAAGGGCGTAGCCCGCTACACCGCCACCTTCACGCCGCCTGCTGCGGCGTTCCCGACTTCCTGACATGGCTTCCATACCGATAGTTGCCGGCATCTACTCGGACGCAGGCCCGGACATCCGGACGGCGTTCCCGGTCAACTTGATGCCCGTGCCCAAGGGCTCAGGGGTATCACAGGAGTACCTGCGCCCGCACGATGGCGTGCTGGAGTTCGGCACGCTCGCAGGCTCGCAGGATCGTGGCGGGATCAACTGGAACAACGTCTGCTACCGGGTCATGGGCACGAGTCTCGTGTCCGTCTCGTCTGCCGGCGCTATCACAGTGCTCGGTGACGTTGGCGGGCCGGTGGACACTTACGTCACGATGGACTTCTCGTTCGACCGGCTGGCTATCGCCAGCGGCGGCAGGCTGTACTACTGGTCGCCTACGCTCGGGCTCGTGCAGGTAACGGACCCGGATCTCGGCGTGGTGCTAGATGTCGTGTGGGTTGACGGGTATTTCATGACCACGGACGGCGAGTTTCTCGTCGTCACCGAACTGAGCGACCCGACGCAGGTCAACCCGCTGAAGTACGGATCGTCTGAAATCTCCCCCGACCCCGTGGTGGGACTGTTCAAGTCGCGCAACGAAATCTACGCGCTGAACCGCAACACCATCGAGGTGTTCGACAACGTGGGCGGCAGCTTGTTCCCATTCCAGCGGATCGACGGCGCGCAAATCATGCGGGGCGTGGTGGGCACACACGCCGCGTGCGTCTTCGGGGACGAGGGGATCGCGTTCCTCGGCAGCGGCCGGAACGAACCGCCAAGCGTCTACCTCGGTGGCAACTCCACCAGCGCCTCGCTGGCCACGCAGGACGTCGATCTGCTGCTGCAGACCTACACCGAGGCGCAACTGGCGACGGCCAAGCTAGAAACCCGCATCGACCGGGCGCACAAGCTGCTGTACGTCCATCTTCCCGACCGCACGCTGGTGTACGACCACGCGGCCAGCCAGGCGCTGCAGATGCGGGTCTGGTTCACGCTCACGAGCGGCACATGCGACTTCCACCGCTACCGCGCGCAGAACCTCGTCTGGGCCTACGACCGCTGGATCGTGGGCGACACGCAACTGTCCGACACGCTGACCGGCACGCTGCTGACCGAGGGCGGCGACGGCCTGGCGCTGGAGGCCGGCGAGGACACGCTCGGCGTCGAGGACATCGAGTACGGCGTGATCGGCTACCTCGACCGCAAGATCAGCAGCCAGTGGGGCCAGAAGACCCGCTGGGAGTTCTCCACGCCCATCGTCTACAACGAGAGCAAGGGCGCGATCTTCCACGAACTCGAACTCGTGGCGCTGCCGGGGCGCGTGACGGTCGGATCGAACCCGACCATCTCGACCTCGTACAGCACCGATGGCTTGTCGTGGAGTCAGGATCGGTTCATCGGTGCTGGCACCACGGGCGACACCCGCAAGCGCCTCGTGTGGTTCCAGCAGGGCAACATGGAATCTCTGCGTATGCAGCGCTTCCGGGGCGACTCGGACGCGCACATCTCGTTTCTGAGGCTGGAGGCGCGGCTTGAGCCGCTGAACGTCTGATGGCCAACACGCCGCCGCTGCGCCTGACGCGGGACGAGCTTGCTTCGTTCCTGCAGAACCAGCGCCAGATCCGGGCGTTCGAGAACCTGTTCGCCATCACCGAGGCCATCGCGCCTGATGTGGTGGCCGAGGCGATTGAGGCCATTGGAACGGCGCAGGCCGCAGCCGTGCTGGCCCAGGATCAGGTGCAGAACGCCGAGCAGGCGCTGGCCGCGACTCTGGCCGCGTGCGAGGCCAAGGCCACGCTGGCGCTGCAGCAGGTGCTCGCGCTCAAGCACATCGCTGACTTCGTGGAGACTGCGCCGCCCCCGCGCGAGTTCAAGCGCAGTCGCTACGGGTCGTTCTACGACACCACGACGCAGACGGCGACCGTGATCAACACGGCCACCGCGATCACGTTCAACACGACCGATCGGTCGCGGGGCGTGTACATCGGTACGCCGACATCGCGG